ACGTCGCTAAGATTTTGGCTGGTGATGGGAATACCTAGACTTTGGGCAGCTGAAATAAACGCATTCTGGCTGATTTGTTTTTGAGCATTTGTGTCGTCTGCTCGTCCTGCAAGAAAGTTTACCAACCCTACCAATTTGTTAGGGTCGGCTCCAGCATTTGTGGATTCAACTTCGTCAATTCGCATTATCTCTTGGCGCGACCAAGTGCAGCAGGGGGAACAGGTGCCGGTTCTTCAGGAGGTGGTGCAATTTCGTCACCAGCAGTTGCGGCAGCAGCGTCTAGGTCATCCATGCCGGCAGCAGCCAGGTCACCGGCGGCAGCCATGTCACCACCTGGTGCGCCACCCATGGCAGCCATACCAGCATCAGGCGGAGGTGTTGTGCCAGTTACCACGCCAAGTGCTTGGTCCAGTTGCTGTTTGGCACCTTGCAAGTTTTGTACCAAGCCAGTGAGTGCGGCTGTGGCATCTGTGTTGAATTGAGCAGCTTGATCAATGCCCACTTGATTCTTGATTGAATCAACCAGGGCAGGCAGTTCTTTGAATTGCATTTCGCTAGCATCTTCCAACATTGATTGCATCTTGTCAACCATGTCTTGTGCAGCTAACACCACTTGGGCTTGTTGCACTTCAGATTCTTTCAGCATGCGATAAGCATTACGCAGTCGACTTTCGGCCTTCATCATTGCGGCACCGGCCACAAGTTTTTGCTCTTCAGGATTTAATGTTTGCCCAGCAGTTGATTTCTTAAGTGCCGCTGCTAATTTAGGATCTTTAACTTGTACACCTCCTACGCCAGGGGCAGCAGGTGCGCCGGGTGCTGCTGGAGCAGCAGGGGTTGGAACCATGTCTTCTTTTACTCTAGCAGTTAATGCCTGTTCCATCATCAACAGTTTGAGGTAAGCTGGATTGCGTTCGCTCTGATGGAACGAAGGTTGACGACGAGTTTCGCCTAGTACGCCACGCACACGCTTCAACATCTGTTGAGCTTGCTTGCCAGTAATTTGGTCAAACTTCATGCGTGAGCCAAAATAGCTTTCGAATACACGGGCTATTTGTTTGGTTGGCTTAATTGCCGCTAGTTCTTGCAGTTTCATTTTGGAATCCCCTAAGTTGTATATATTTAGCCGAATTTAAACATTTTTCAAGTTCCTGATCCACCAAGGCATGTTGTTGAACCTTGGGCTGTAACTTGGTCAGCACCACTTCGCTAAATCCATTGTTTCGGCTGCGATCAGCCATTTGTCGTCTACAGTATATGTCTGCTGATAGTGTTTGTTTTTTGGTGTCTAAAGTCTTGATGCTTTGTGCTAGTCTAAGCTGATTGTGATTGTCTGCCACACACCAACTGATTGCTGTGCGTTTGTTGCTGAAAGTACCTGCCAAATCATCGCCCGGTGTGTATACTTCAAACAACTGGTCTGCTGGACGCAAATGATATCGGCCAAATGCTACATAGCCGCCCAAATTATCATTCACAATCATGGTATGTATATTACGACGAACTTCACGCTCGGCCCAGCGTTCTAATTTTTGTTCTCGGGTCATAATTTGAGCAAATGTGCAGCCGACCATCCTAGGGCGCCCACAAGGGTAACAATTATACCTGCACCCCAACTGATTAATCTATCGTTGTTTTTGGTAGCGTTGGCTTGCAACATGCCACGAAGTTCGGCTATTACATTGAAAAGAGTAGTGATCTTTTCATCCATTGATTCCAGCTTGGTTTCCAACAGGCGATAACGCTCAGCACACAATTCAACGTGTGCTTCTAGACTTTTCTTTTCAATATCAGTTGTATCGGCCATTATTACTCCAAGTCATTTATTTATGGTTTCGAACCACAAGTTCTGTTTGGGACCATTGACGGTCAGACTGGGGTCAATACTGTCGGCTTCGTCCAATCCCACAACCATTGGTATGCCATCACACTCATTCAACAGCCCGTCAAGATTGTTAACATCAGCGTTGATAGAATACACACCCGGTGTTTCTATGCTGAATTCAAAACTCCAAACTCCATCTGTACATTTGGGCTCTGTTACCACTGTGGGTTGTGCTCGCAGGCTGATCATTTGCATGATGGTTTCCCAGTTGCGATGTTGATTCCTAGCACGATTCCAGTCAGCAATAGTGTGTATCAATCGACCTGTGCGATCAGGGTATGGCATTTGGCTTGAGCGAAAGTGACCAGTAACACCTGTGCATGTACAGTCAAATAAGGTCCTGCATAATATATTCATTCTATGGGTATTTAACACCAAAGAAAAACCCCGGAGTTTTTAATTCCGGGGTATAAAGTTTACACTTTACTTCAGATTAAGAAGCAGCAAGTTTGAAGCCAATGCTTGTGCAGCTATCAAACTGGTTGGTACCAAGAATAGCAGCAGTGTTGGCAGCAGCCAAGAAGATTGTTGTGCTGGTTGTTGTTGGTGGGTTAGCAGTAGAATCACCAAAAGCGCCTGTTGGGTAGATAGCAACACTTAATTGTGTAGCGTCAACTTGATACATAGCGACTGTTGAAGTTTGTTGAATAGCGCGGATTGCGTTACCAACAAATTGCTGAACGCCTTGTTGTGAAGCCATTGTGTTAGCAGCAACCAAACGATAGAAGTCCAGTTTTGGACCTTGTGGTTGAACTGGTGTTGCAGATGTAGTTGCAGATGGAGCAACAGGACCGTTACGAACGTCTAATGCAAATACTGGTTGTGCATCACCGTTTACTGGAGCGAAATATGCCATGATAAAATTCCTTTAAAGTTAATGGTCTCGGTGGACCTGCTTTTATTTAGTCTTTTGGCAAAAATTACGCCTGTTGACGATTGTTTTGTGCGGCATTTCTAGCAGTAAAATCAAAGCGATTTACTGCTTTACCGTAGCCTGCAGGCGTGGCCATTACCCATCCTTCGTGCCCAGGATCTTTCAAATCCAAGTTGCGTAGTATGTCTAGCTTTAAATCATGTAACAACAAAAATAAAGTAAATGCAGCAGCCAGGCCTTCTGTGTTTGATGCAGGACTTTTTAAATATTCTACAATGTTGTTGAACTTTTTAGAAGTTACTGTACTCTGTAGAAACTGGCCAAAATTACCTATCAAGTTAGAAAAATTGCCAGTATACCCTGCATAGTCTGGATTGATACGTTTGTTGATGTAGTCCACACACAGTTTGGCCAAGTCGGTGATTTGCATGGCTCGCAGTTCTGCAGGATTAAACAAGGTATCAATGGCAGCACCTTTGCTGTTGCGTATTTGTTTAATTTGCTTGATCAATGCTGCTTGCCCTTTAGACTGTGCAGGATCTTGAGGTGTGATACCTTTGCCGTAAATGGGTTCAATCAGCAACAGTCCAGGTACTTCATTAAATGACACTCTGCTGAGTGGTTGTTTGGGCTCGCCTTGATCAGCATACATAGTGTGCATGGCAATGCCTGTGGTGCTGTTGCGAATTCGTTGGCCCAGCGCACTCTTGGCAGGTATACGATATTGCACTGTGTTGGGCTTGAACACAAGATTACCAGCTTGTTCTTCCCAGGGCTGTTGCGGGTAGTACAACAAGTCACCTTTAACATAGCCACGGAAGTTAGTGGGAGTGGCAGCTTCTAGCTGTGGCCAAAGGTCAGCATACAATTGAACCAATTCACCACGCTCACCTTTTCGTGTGCTTTGTATTTGTGCCATCATTCGGGGCGACGTGGCCAACCCATCATAGCCCTTGGCTTCAAATCCTGAACCGTCTGTAAGCACAAACTCTCCAGTGTCAGGTTTGCGGCCAAAGATTACAGCAGGTTTGCCGTCCCATTTTACACTGGTGGTTTTTTGTGGCGCATCGGCGGCATGCTGAATGATAGCTAGAGCTTCGTCTACACCCCGTGAGCCTTTGCGGAACACAAGATCTTCCAAGTGTTCAATGCCTTTGGCTCTGCCGCCCACGCCTGCTTCTTCTGCTTCGTAGATTTGATATGGGTTTGTTTTTTCAGCTTCAATCAAGGGTTGCATGCCTTGATTTACAATTCTGTCACGCAGTTTGGCCAAGAAATGCACTTCTGTATTTTCATTCACTGCACCTGGCTCTTGCAGGCCTTCGCGGCCTAGGTATTCACGAAAGTCAGCCAGCTTGGCATCACGGTCTTTGTCACGGGCTAAGGCAGCATAAATGCTTTCTACATTCTTGAGATTTTCTCTAGTGGCAGTTTTACCTAATAGTGTTTTGGCCACATAGTCAGGGTCCATGCCGCCATCAACCAGCTGATTTGTGGTGCGACTGAACATGCCATTAGCACCCACTTTGAGTCCCAGTTGCTTGGCAATTGAACTCATCAGCACATTACGATTCATGCCTTTATAAGCACTATCTTCTGAACCGCCATAGTAGAACTGCCCCCAGTCCAGGTTAGGAAAGAACATGAAGTCGGTTTGAACATATCCGTTTTGAGGATTGCCATTGATGGGTGTGCGCAAGTGAACTTCGCCACCCTTTTTCACCCAGGCCTTGGGATC